TATATCTAAAGAGTAAGTTCTAGCAAGTTGATACTTATAACCTTCTCTATAGTAGATTTTATCACCTTTCATTATAACTCCTTCATATATTTATGAACTCGTTTTAGATAGAAATCTTTATCTGCCGGATCACAGAAGTGATTGGTTGCTTCATCGATTGTCTTATGACGTTTAAGGAGAAGACGAAGGAAGAGTAATCCACAGAGTATGTCGATGAGATCATCGTCCTTCGTCTCCATATTAAGGAGGAGGTCCTTCATGGCAATGGAGGACATTTGAAATACACCTTTGCAGCCGGTTGGAGATCTTTGATTTAATCCAAGAGATGACTCTACCATTGCTATTGATAATGCCCAAGATGAATCTATACCAATCAAATGTGAGAAAGATTCAATCTTGGATTTAGTATCAAGTTGTTTTTGGTTCAAACTTTCCATTAAGGCACCACTTTAGCCGCTGCTGCGGCTGGTGCTGCAAGTGACGTAGCAAGTTGAAGTGCCTGAAGTGCAATTGCAGTATCGTATTTCTGACCGTTGACAGCAACAGTTGCTTTTTTCTTATCTCCATCTTTGATATCTACTGCTAATGAATCTGCACCAGCAAAAAACCTGGTGTATGAAATGGTAGATGAACCATCTGTGTTCTGTGTCCATCTAGCATTTACACATCCACCGAGTAAAATAGCTAACATTCCGCAGATACAAAGTGCAACTATTAATACTAGTAATCTTTTCATAATTTCACCTCACAACCATTTAGGTTTAGGATTTTGTGGATTTAGGAGATATTCACAGTATGAAATAATTCCATTGTATTCATCTTTGCCTTTGTAGTAAGAATTGAATAGTTTGATGAGAGATGAGATTTCATTCTGAGTTTTTACTAGTATGTAAATAGCTGTATTTGGAGATTGAGGTCGGTAGGCTAACATAGCACTTAAGTAAAACTTTACATTATCTAGAAAATTAACCTTTGTCATAAAGTTGCCTCCACTAGATCATTAAATAGATCATCAATATTCTGATTGTTAGTTGACTCAACACTGGGAAATTCCTCGCCTTTCGGTTCGACTGTTTTACTTTCAACTTCAATCTCTATTCCAACTGAAGCAGCCGCTTTCATTCCTCGATTTTTAAACGCCTCAATATCGGCAGGAGTTAACATGGTAGTTACTGACTGAGACTGGACTTTGGTAGGAACGCGAAGTCCTGACAATTCCAACACTACCGTATCAGCTACTTCCTTTTTATCTTTAAGGTTTACTTGCCCAGATTCATCGTCAAAGATTTCATGATAAGTTGCGAGTGCCTTGCTAGTCAAAATTCTAATTTTTTCTAAATTTTTCTTCGCTTCATTATCACGATCTTGGCGAACTTCTGAAAGTTTAACTTTTCCTAGGTCTGAATTTAAAGTTTGGGAAACACAAGCTGGAGTGATGTTTAAGATTTCAGCTATATCAGTACCTTTATAACCTTGTGCAGCCAAGTTAATTATCTCATGACTACGCTGCCAAAGTGACTTGATATTATAAGTTTTCCTCTCACCTTCTTCAGCCCGACGTAGGTCTACATCTCTAAACTCGAATCCATAGAGACCTTCGCGGCGTTGGATGTTGATATTGTTTTCACTCATACGTATGTTTTACCATATCCAAAGTAAAATGTCAATGTAATTTATTGTGTATTTAGTTGAACTTAACAGCCGAACTAAAGTAGGTGGCAGATTCATCTTAACCATTAAATCGTAAAATTATTTTACTAACTATCTTGCTCACCAGAGCATTACTAACTATCATCAACCGTACATGATTGTACATTTTATGTAAAAACTTGACCAAAATGTGAGAGTGCTAACCCGCCGCACTACGGAAGTAAAACTCCCCATCGGCATCGTTGATGATTTAACATTTAAACATTGACATATTGTAACGGATGGTGTAATATATGTATGTAACATGGTTGATGTATGTTGTTGGTATTGACAATTGAATATGGCAAATGGTGCATTGATACAAACCAATGGAGATTTACAAATGGTTGATTTATCAATTGATGTAAATGATGATGGTTTTATTGTATCAATTGTACGCGTTGAGGATGGTATAACAATACCATTATTGGATGGTTCTGTTGATTCGGTAACAATCAACAAAAACGTATTGGATAAAGCCGATATAATCGAGGATTAATGTAACATTCAATGCACCATTTGTGATATAATGTAATGTAACAACACGTTCATGTAACGTGTAATTAAATTAGGGAGGTCCTCAAATGGACAACACGATTGATGTAGAAACAAAAAGAATAATTGATGGTATGGCATCATTAGGTAAACGAATCGGTAAAGTGAGCAAAGCGTGTAAGGTTACAATTGGTTCAGGTGAATCGGCAACGATTAATATTGAGATTGATTTTAGCAATGCGTCCGATACGGATGTTAGGTCATGGCTTGCGGCTGACCGTGTGATCGCATTTCAACGACCAACAAGGTTATTGACAATTGATGAGATTAAAGGTCTCGATGGTCAGACGTTTGATGCGACTACCATCGGCACCAAGGCAAAATCAAAGGTTGATACGATCAAATCGGTATTGAATGCGTATTCAGGGAAAAGTAAGGATGAGATCATGGATGATCTGGTAAAGTTAGGTATGTCCAATGAGAAAGCCGAATTGCTAGCCGATGCAATGGTTAGTGAAATTTAATCACATTTAATATTTATATTTAATGAACGGCTGGAGGTTTAATACCTTTGGCCGTTTTCATTTGTTCATTGATCTATCATTCAAACAATGTACATTTCGATTGTGACGTGCGTTGACACATCCAACGTGTATTTATCCATGTCAATGGTCAAATATGCACCACGGGGCGTTTTGGACAATTGAATGGCATATTGACGGTCGATGAATTGCCATTCGGCATTAAATCGTAAAATTATTTTACTATCTTATCACCTAATAGTTTGTAATCGTTAGATCAAATGTTCGACATTACACATTGCGCGAAGACCTAACCTTTTAGGTTATTTAACCTCTTGAGATTATTAGATGGATTAAATGTACGATGTATTACATTGACAATAAAATGTATGTATGGTATGATATGTTATGATTAATTGCATTGATTGCTTAGTTTGCATAAATGTTTGTCTGAACAAAAAGAGCCTCCATGAACATACAAACGCATACGTAGGGAGAGAAGAAGAAGGAGGAAGAGAGAGAGAGAGAGATAGGTAGTACTAATAATAATACACCTAAGAGAGAATCTCTCTCAAGGTTCGTTTGTGTTCGGGCGTTTGGTCATGCCCTTTTTGTTCACGCAAACAAAATGACAAACATAGCAAATTATGCAATCAATGCAACCGAATCAATAGATGATTGATGATAGATGGTGATAATAACAGCCGAATCAATAGATTAAATAAATAGGAGGTATCAAATGAGTGGAGATAATAGTTGGGATGTTAAAGATGTAATGGACTACTTTGGTGAGGAGATTAAAGATGAAGAACTTGCTAAAGAGATAATGAAACAAGTAGATAAGAAAATGGGAACTAATACATACTTTGCAAAGATGAATATGGTAAGAGATGTATTAAAGATAATGGGTTTCACTCCTCTATTTAGATCAGTGTATAGGAGGGCTAAGTAATGAGTTTAGATAGAGAGAAGAAACAAGAAGCAAGTGTTCCTATTCAGTCAAGGATTAGTGTTATTAGCTTGGCTGAATTAGATATGTACTGGATGAGTGAAGGTAATAATATTAGAACTATGAGTAGATTAGTAGCATGGGGAATAGAATTATTGTGTGAAGTGCTTAGATCTAATGGAAAACTGCCGCATCAAATAGATTCAATTACTGAAGCTAATAATTATCTATTGAGTAGAAATCTTTATCAACCGAGTTTGAGGAAGAGATCTTTTCAAAAGATAGGTACAGCTATAACATTCGAAGGTATGAGAGATAATGGAGATGATCCTAGTGTTAAAATAGGTAGTGGAAAAGATATAGTTAATAGTAATGTGACTAGAAAGTATAATATGTTACATAATGAGAAGAGTGTAGAACCTTACAATGGAAGTATTATTAGTGATAAAGTTAGAAGGGCTACAGAGATATATAATAGTTTAAAAAATGTAGAGCCGATTATATCTCAACAATCCACTAATCATATTGATATAAAAGACAAAATGAGTCAGAGTGAGATAGATGCTAAAGCAGCAGAGATTAAAGCTCATGATGATGAAGAGCAGAGATTAATGGATGAGTTTTTAGCTAGTTAAACCAATCTGCCGGATGCGAAGTATCCGAATAAGGATGTTGGTGATGATAGTATTGATGGTGATAAGTCTAATGAATGAGTTAGTAAAATTATTTTACTATCTCAGCCGAACACAATAGTTTATAGTCAATCAGCCGACATCGAAGAGGCCGAATTAGCGTGGTGAATTTGCAATCTATTAATATTAAAGGTAATAGTATCAAACTGTTATTTTGGGATACTGTAAATTAAATTTGGCATGGCAATGGTATTGACAATTATGGCGGGAAATGGTACATTATTACATGGGATTGGATGAATTAGCGGTCAACCGGATTTATCTAATTTCAAATAAATGGATGGAGAACTAAAATGAATAGATTTAGAAAGATGCTAAATGCTGGACAAGTGGCAGATTTTCTCAATAAGCATCGAGAACTACCTGTATATGCAGCAGTGTCATTAACTAATCCTGATGAACCTGGAAAACCTATGGAATTCATCATGAATGAAGAAAGAACCAAAGTTGTAGCAGTAGAGTATGGTAAAGATCCTATTACAGGAAAAATAGCTTTCTTTATAGGTTATATTGATAAAGCTAATCAGGTAATATAATTTCAAATAAACTCATTGGAGGAAACACAATGAAGACATTAACAAAAGTAGAAAGAGTAAAGTTGTTAAAGAAAGCATCTGCAGCACGTAACAGACTGCGCCGTAAAGAACTCAAAGCATTCTCAACCGAACATAAGATGGTTGAGACTATCGAACAGACTCATAGTAAACTATTTGGTAAAGTCTTCATCATTCAATCTGCTATTTCAATCAAGGATACAAACTATCACTTTCAAACATCAGCCAAAACTATCAACGAATGTCAAGCAGATAGAAATAAATGGTTGAGAGAGATAATGAACATAGCTCATTCAATTCCTGCAACCAAGATAGTAGATATGGAAAGGGAGGTAAACTAACATGGAAGATAAAAACGCATTAGATAATATGTTTGCTACGATGGATGAGACAGTTGAGTCAATGGAAATATTTCCAATAAATTTAAATAAATCAGTCGACCGAAGGGAGGAGTTATCCAGCGATAGTAATAGTGAAGTCAAAGAAACTATGGAGTTAGTACTTAAACCAGTAGGTGATTTGAGAAAGAATGAGAGAGAATATCCGGCTGGTTATCAGCCGCTCACACCTTGTTCCAACAATGAGTTTGTAGATAGCCGAGGTAGAAAGTATTATATGGCTATGGATAGATCATTGAGGAGGATATAATGAGAACAACTGAAAAATTAAAACGTATAATCAAGAAGATTGGGTATGACCCTAGAGAAAAAGTAGCTTATATAAAAGCGGATATAACAAAAGAAGAAACAAAATATTTAATAAGTATATGGAATAGAGTATTTAAAAAAAAAAACAAGCAAATAAAATGATGAGCTAATAGATGCTATTAAACAGGAGATAGGTTATGAAATCTTTCATCTTTGACTACACCGGTAAGAAAGCTATCCGAATATCTCACATTTCAACTGTTGAAGTGGTAGATGGTGAACTTAACAGTGAATCTGATACCATGACAAGATACTCAAATGTCCAGTGTATAGTGAGAGGTAATACCTATACACTCGCAAAAGGTTTTAAATATGAATCTTTTGCTATTGAGTGGATGAAATGTTTAGGTTTCATTAAAGGTAAAAAAGATGATCCATTGAACTATTAAATTCGTTGGAGGAGCGAATTAAACTATCTCCTCCAAACAGGAAAGATTCTCAGTGAGTTAAACTCATGGTGAGAGAATAGTTTAACAATTAATTCGTAAATAAATTTTACGATCTGGAGGTTGAAGATGAAAGAACTAAAACTTGAGAATGAGAGGAAGTTCGGTTGGATTATGTGGAAGAGTAAGAAGATAACTAATATCTACCAACTCATAAACACACTCAATCACTCTAATAAATTATTAAACTCTTGGCTTTAAGGCTATACACAGTACAGCCTATCTTATATTAGGAGGATGTTATGGCTAATGAAACAGTAGTAACTAACAAAAAGTTCTCAGAACAAGAATCATTCATCAAAAGTTGTGAATCAGCCGGAATCAAACCTACCAAACGTCAAGCTTCAAAATTCCGTCGTGGGAAAGGTATTGTTTATAAGAAGGAGGTACTCCATGTCTAACTCTCAACGAAACTGTCATCACAACTTTAACTTAATCTTAAAAGAATTCAATCTATCAAAGCGCGAATGTTTATCTCTTAACGACTTAATCGAGCGTCTTATAGCTAAACTCAAAGACAATGAGATAAAACTTTGGGGAGTAGAATACACAACCTACAAACGATTGAAGGAATTAGTAATTCAATCTATCAACAAATCAAACTTACTATGTATTATATCAAGTGGTAAGTGTGTAGTTAGGAAGGAGGTAAAAGATGTATAGTCAAACTTGGTCTAAACTTCGTAAAAGTTCTATACTTTGTAGATTACTATATAAAAAGCAAAACTCTGATTATATAACTAACGCTAACGGTGTGAAGATGCAAAAATATCTTGTTAAACTAAACAATGGTATCTTTGCACCTTCTGATGGTTCAAGTTGTTTAACACTCCGCAATGATCTGCTTGCAAGGGCTTTGTTACTTAGGAAGGAGGATTAACTATGTCAATGACTCATGAAGAAAAACTCTTTCGACAAAGTGAATTATCAACCTTATTAATCAATGTGAGGAAGAAAAAAGATCGTGCTGAACGACTTTATAGAAAGTACTCTGCTGAATGGCTGAAGATTTACACTGAACATGAAAAGTTATCATATCAATTAGCACTCGAGAGTAAAAAGTTTGAAAAGGTAACTCCTGGAAAATCTGGTAATTCAACAGGAAAACTCTCACTCGCGGATGTTTTAGCATTGGCTGAGCACTTTGGCATAAAGGTTGTACCAAATCAAGAGGGTGCAAATATCCCATAATTTTCATTGACAATGTTTCATAGTTCCTTTATAATATGGTTATAACAAGGCGGGTATTACACCCGACTAAAACCCAAATGGAGGTAGCAAAAGATGAAGGAAATCACAGTGCAGGCAACAGTACCGGAAAAGAAAGACGCAGAAGGAAACGTAACACAGGTAGCAGTAGGTCCATTTTCTATCAATGTTCAGTCTGGTGAAACAGCAGCCGAACTCATCTCTATGTTCGGAGATGATGCGGTGAAAACTAACGCCATTTCCAACTGGATCGTGACACTCCAGGCTAACATGAGGTCTGGAATGAAGAAAGGTGAGTCGGTCGAAGCACTTCAGGCACGTCTCGGCAATGCAAAGATGGGTGTAGCTACAACCGGTGTCAAGGTTGATCCGAAACAGGCTTATCTTGCAATGTTCCAGAATGCAACACCTGAGAAACGGAAAGAGATGTTGGAGGAACTTAAGCTCGCAGCACAGAAAGGTTAGTCCGCCGTAAACCTTACGGGCACTTACAATCCATCGTAGGTGTCCGTAAGTTAGTAAATTAATTTTACGATCTCAATGAAAGGAGTAAAAGCTAATGAAAGATGAAAAAGTACCTCATCCAACTTCAACTAGAGTACTTAGAACTAAAAGACCATCTATTCATCAAATCTCCTGTATGACAAAACATCTTATCAAAAGATATAAACACTCAGCTAGTATATACATAATAGCTTATAACATGGCAGATATCTACTATACAATCTGGCTATCTGGTCATTCAGCTAAAATGTGTAAAACTTGGTCTGAACTTCAAGATAAATACTTCTGGTATATGAGAGGTGAGAAGTGAATAGTTCTAATAGATGGAAAGGTATAATGAAATGCTATCCATTTTCTGAAGATAGATTATCTAAATGGGAACCTCCTTATATCGTACAACCTAAATTTGATGGTGTAAGGTGTCGAGCAATTCCTCTCCAAATAGGCCCTAAAGGTAATGAATATCTATTATTATCAAGTGAGGAGAACATTATCTACTCTGTCCCTCACATCAACCAAGCTTTCTCAAATCTTCACTTAAACGCCGAGTTCGATGGTGAACTTTACTGCCACGGAAAGTCATTTGAGGAGATTGTATCTATCACCTCTCGCACTGTTAATCCTCATCCTGATGCACTATCTATTCAATTTCATCTCTTCGACATAGTAATAGACGACCAACCTCAGATGCGTCGAACTATCATATGTGAAAACTTACGGAATCTTAATTCCTATATCCAAGTCTCACCATTCTGGTTGTGTGAATCGTTAGATGATATAATGAGAGCTTATGATAAGTTAATAAATCTTGGATATGAAGGTATTATCGTCAGACATAACCAAGCACCTTATGAACGTAAACGATCTACTTTGATTATGAAGTTCAAAGGTAAACGTGAGGATGATTATAAAATAGTAGGATATAAAGAAGAGATAACAATAGATGGAAGCCCAAAAAATACACTTGGTGCACTAGAGTGTATATCAGGAGATGGAAATACTTTCTTTGTAGGTACTGGATTTACTGATGATCTTCGATATCAGTTATGGAAAGATAAAGAAAACCTAATTGGTAAAATTGCTAAAATAAAGTATCAACATCTTACAGATAGAAAGATTCCACGATTTCCTGTATTTACAGAAGTTATAGATTAATAAAAACTAAGGAGGTTCCAAATGAACAAATCTTTCTATATCGCTGGTGTCCAATTCCATGATTTACCTAAAGGTCAAAATGCTATAGCATTACAAGAAGCTGTAAAACTTGCTAATGATTCCGGTAGGCCTTATCTTCTAACAATGACTCCTGAGCCTACTAACAAATACGATCCTAACGCAATAGCTCTCAAGGCAAACAATCTCATGATAGGCTATGTACCTAAGGGTCATGCAGCTGAGGTTGCAGCTTTGCTTGAAGCAGGAGTTGAACTCATCTGCGTTGTTGAAGAGATTAATCCATCAGCTAAAAAGTGGGAGATGATTAAAGTAACTATTACTGAACCTACTTTGAAAGAAGATGAAGAAATTAAAGGTGATACAGTCGAACCTGACGAGTACGATTTCTAAGGAGAAAAACTATGAAATTTATTTATTGTTCTGCTTGTGGCAAACACTTACCAATCATCCGTAAGGCTCTACCTTCTTACGGAACTATAATAGACCTCATCGAACCTCATGAATGTCTACCTGAACCTGTTCCTTTTGATCTCAAACCAGTTCAAAATGAACCTATTGATATTAACAAGGACTCCAACAAGTTCGTTCGTGACCTTAACAAGCTCAAACCTGAGACTGTCAGGGGTCAGATTGGTGGTGTAGATTCAAACTCTCTACGTGATCGACGCTTTGAACATACTGAGAAAGCACCAGTTACCTCAGCTCCTAACTCTGTTCTTGATATGCTTAAGGGAATGGATACTTCTGAACCTGACAAACCTATCCCTACATCTGATCCATCCGAGGAGTAACAAATGGCTAATGTATATATCGTCAATCGATCATCTCATGATTTTTCTGCTGCTGAGGCTTATGGAAAGATTATCTTTCTATCGGACGGCTCTATGAACCGTTACGCTACAAACTCAATGGTGAGAGATTTTGCACAAGTTATGAAATCATCTACTGAAAATGACTATATTGTACCCTGTTCATTAAATGTGATGAATTCTATAGCTTGTGCAATATTTGCTCACAAACATGGGAAGTTAAATTTACTTTTGTTTAAAGATGGTAAATATATCGAGCGCAATCACGTTCTGTAATTTACCATCTACTACATTTTTTAATTGACAATTATTGTACCTTGTGGTACAATATAATAACAATATGGGAGGTTATAAGATGATAACGGAACGGACACTAAGACAGTGGAGACGGAAAGCACTCATTCACAAATCAGCCGATTTAGCATCTTTGTACGAACACACAGCTGATGGATTAGCTAGACTGTGTATAGAAGACCAAGATAAAATCCTTCAACTCACTCAAGAACTAATGGACCTACATTTGATGAAAGATAAAACGAAAGGAGAATAAGATGGATAGATTTAGAGAATTAAAATGCTTAGCTGGTTATCTTGAACCTGGAGATAAAACCTGTTATATAATGACAGTTATTGAGACTATTGGTACATATGAAGTTGCAGTTCTTAATGATTGTTGGGTTGATAAGATTGTATTTCTTAAATTAACTGGAGAGTTATATAGCACTGAACGAGGATATAAAACTAATCCTTGGACTATCAAAGCTGCAAAAGAGATGGTTGAAAGATTTTTAAATGTAAATGAAAAAGATATAATACAACACTGGAATGAAGAACCACTCATAAAGGCAGGTGAGTAATGTCTAACATCCTATCTCATCCTACTCATGAAATCAAAGATTCATCTAAACTCGATGATTACCTTCTCTGTCCAAGATTCTATTTCTACAGTCATATACTCGGCTGGAAACTAGACCAAGAAGAACATGATCTAATCTTTGGTGAGTGTATTCACAAGTCACGTGAACATCAACTTATCCACGGATATGATGATATCTTAGGTGCATATGATAAGTTTGAATCTACCTACCGTCTCCACTTTGATGAGTCTACCGATGCATACTACTCACCTAAAAATCCCACAGCTGCTCTAAACGCCATAATGAAGTTTGCTGAAGAACACAAACATGATCTCATAGATAATGAAGTTGTCGAACTCGACGGTAAAAAGATGACTGAAATAGCTGGAACTGTACCAGTCGATGAACACCGAGTCCTCCACTACCGAATGGACTCTATCATTCGCCAGTGTGAAGATAGCATGATCAAGTCTTGGGATTGGAAGACTACTACCGGCAAATGGGTTAACGACTCAAGATGGGATAATGAACTTTACCTAGGAATCCAAAACGGTACTTACACACATTGTCTATATTGTATCTTTCCAATCGAACAAGTGCTAGGTGTGGAGTTTGTCAAAATAGGATTTGAATTTCTAGCACGTGGAAGCTCAGCACGGCCAGCTGGTTATCATACAACTATCCGTCACATCCCTGCATTTAAAACACCAGATCAAATGTCTGTTTGGTTGTGGACTGTTAATGCATTGCTAGATGATATCGACAGGGATATGGATAGACTATCACATTGTACTGAGAATGACCAAGTTCTAATGGCCTTCAGGATGAATCACAAATCTTGTACCGCATATAGAGGTTGTCCTTACTTTGACTACTGCATGGCCTGGAGTAATCCACTCCAACAATGTTATGAACCACCTATCGGATTCGTCCAGAGATTCTGGAATCCTATGGATAGGGAAAGTTCAGTGATTAAGAATTTAACATTTCCAGATGTTGATTTGTTAGAATAGATGAAGTTAGTAAAATAATTTTACGATCTTGAAAAAGGAGGCTACTATGTTTAGTTTAGAAGAAAAGAAAAAGATTGCTGATGCAGTTGAAAAGGTACTCATTGAAATTAATCATCCTGAGATGCCTAAAGATAATCCAATGTTTACACTTCATGTAGTAGGTAAAAAATCTTGGTCATATGCAGATATTCTTCCTAATCATACATATAAAGATACTAAACCTACAATTACAAAATGGAATGAGAATGCTAGATTACTTATGAAAGGAGAATAAGATGCCCTATGATTCACAACAAGAACTTAATAAAGTAAGAGATTATTATAAGGGTGATGCACTCCAAAAGCGTTTCTCTGCTCTTATCACTGGAGAAACTAACGCTGGAAAAACTTTTATATTAAGGACTGCTCGAAAACCTATCCATGTAGATTCATTCGATCCAGGTGGTACTAAATCCATCAAAGATCTAATCGACTCTGGTGATTGTATCGCTGATACCTCATGGGAAGACGATGATCCATTCTCACCTACCGCTTTTGCTAGGTGGATGAAAGCTATTGATCTTCGATTCCATCTTGGATACTTTAACCAGTTTGGTACTTACTGTCTCGACTCTGCTACCACATTCGGAGATGCAGTAATGAACTATGGTCTTAATCTAGGTAACAGGGCAGGTGAAGCACCTCAGCGTAATAAAGATTATATGCCTCAGAAAATATTCATGCAGAATTATATACGGAAGTTAATGCGTTTACCTTGTGACTTCATACTTACTGGTCACCTTAGGGAAAATCGCAAAGTCTTATACATTGATCCTAAGACTGGTGTCTCACGAGACGAAGTAAACTATCGATTCTATACCACCGGTCAAGCTGTTATCACATTACCTCTACTATTTGATGAAATCTATGTAATCAAAGGTACTGAGGGATCAAGTGGGCCTAAGCGGGAGATGTTAATAGATTCACTTGGTACTTATGTTGCTCGCAGTCGACTCAAACAAGATGGTAAACTTAACTCCATCGAACCACCTGATATTAAAGCTATACTTAAGAAAGTAGGTTATAGCACAGAAGATAAACCTAAGTTAACATTATGAAAGAGCAAACTGAACCTTGTATATTAAAAGATTCATGCACTAATCTAATATGTATCCATAGGCTTCCTCACACCTATTCAATCTCATGTGAGGAGTTTTGTAAGCTACGGACTTATCAATGTAGTGATTATTTAAATAAAGGAGGTGAGAAAGATGATAAGAAGTATTAACATTGAACCTGTTTTAAATGGCTTTGTAGTAAAAGTAGGTTGTCAAATAGTTGTATTTAAATCTATACACGACATGGTAGATCATATATGCAACTACTATGCCAACCCAGAAGATTATGAGGAACAATTTATTAAGGAATGTACAGTAAATGATATGCTTAATCCAAGAGGAGGTGCATGTATAGAAAGAGAAAGACAAGATAGAAATTATGAAGATGGATCAGTATCGACACCAACACCAACAAATCTAAGGAGGTAACAAAATGTCATTAACCGACTACAGTAACATCGAGAAAGAAATCAGAGATGTACCGGAACCTATTATTCTTCCCAAAGGTTCAGAAGAGAAAGCCCGCATTATAGCTGTGCGATCAGGAGTAAGTGACAAGAATGGAGCGGCATGGTATCAGCCGGTCTTCGATGTCCCTGCCAAACCACTTGCTAAAGAGTTCAACGGATTCTTCTGGGACTTGGCAGACCGTAACAAGCTTGAGGACAAACAAGCTGTAAATGCTATGAGGGATTTCAAGAAATTTGCCGAGTGCTTTGGCCTTGATTTCTCCAAACCTTTCTCATGGGAAGATGATCTGGTTGGACTTGAGGGATGGGTGATCTTAGGTATTAAGAAATCCGATGAATACGGAGATCAGAACATCATCTCGAGTTATGTGAAGAAGTAACTTGCACCAACAATCTCTACCGATCGAAAGGTCTGGGGCATGGGAGCGGATAATTACTTGTACACACTGTATGCGTACAGTATTGGAGTCAGGAGTCCGTGGTGGAGATTGTAAAATTATTTTACGATTTAATTGATAACTAATGATAGGAGGATAAGATGAATAAGAAAATAGATATGACTAGTGAATGGAAGAAAGCTATTGAGAAGATGAAGAAGATAATTCCAGATGGTAGATATAGTGTACTCAGAGCTGAAATATGGACTACAGGAATGATTGGAAAAGAATATATAAATACTAATTACAGTGCTAAAGTTAGCCATGAAGGATTATATCTAATAATTTCTAGTATAAAATCACCTCTCGACGCTGTAAACAAACTTGAATCAAAAATGAAAGAACTGGAGATAATCTAATGGAAAATCTAAAATCACAAGGATCAGATCACTATAAAACTGGATCAACCGAACCAATAGATTTATACAAATCAGGTGATATGTTACAAGATTGGTGGTCAAGTGGTTGTATACGGAGGGCATTTAGATGCCGTAAGTCATCTAATCGTTCTAAGGAATTAATCATAAGTGATTGTAATAAGATTATTCATGAGACTAAGATATTTATGGAGTCACTAGGACTTACACAAGGAGAAAAAGATGACTTGTCCAAATTGTGATTCAAGTTTAAACTTTCCAGGACGATTAATAAAAGTGAATAAAGAACTAAACACTTGTGCTATATGTGGTGAACATCTACCATCTTCAATATACAAACAAAAGTGGGACTCTTACTTTCTAGGTATCTGTAATGCTGTGGCAGTAAACTCACCTTGCTTATCTCGTCACATAGGTGCAATCCTAGTACGTGATCACTCTATCTTATCAACCGGCTACAATGGCCCAGCTCGTGGTGTACCTCATTGTCAAAACATCTGTCCACGTCGTGCTATTGGACATTCATCAGGTGAAGGATTAGATATATGCCCAGCTCAACACGCAGAGGAGAATTGTATATCTAACGCTGCGCGTTTAGGTGTATCAGTAGCTGACTCAACTCTTTACATGAACTTTAAAATCCCTTGCAAGAATTGTCTCGGCACTCTAATCAATGCTGGAGTTGAGGAAGTAGTAGTTAAGGATGTAACTGTGTATGATAAATACTCATCACACTTAATCCATATGATAAAGATAAGACCATTTGAAATGTAAGGAGGCCCAAGATGTCAGATGAAACTAAACCTCGTTTCTCATTTGAAATTACTGAAGAACAACGAATTAAATCTATTAAATATCTAAGTAGCTATGGTATTCGTAAAGCTATATTTTCCAAAATCTTAGACGATGTTCTTGATATGATAGAAGAACACGGTGGTATGGCTATTGGTATACTAATGACAGATATAAAGCCTAGAGAGATAATATCTTCAATGGCTGAAGTAGAAAAGGTGAAGAAATGAATTGGACAAGAGAGAAAGTGAACGAGTTCTTGGCGAAGGTGATGAATATAGAATGTTGGAAACACGAATATAGTACTGATTATGCAGAAGAACCGTGTACAAAGTGTGGTGAACGAGATGCTCAAAACTTTTCCGCCTTCAACGGCGACCGCCTCAACCACGAAGTGATTGACTACCTTGAAAAGGAAATGCCGGAGGTATGGGAGGAATATATACGCAATACGGCAGAAGTTACCGATACGTGGGTAGAATTACTCGATAAATGGATTAACCCCTTCAACCTTGCCGAATGGCTCTCGAACAATAGGGAGAGTTGGGGATACACAGGGTGCCTTAACTTCGATTGTCAGGATGGATATTGTTGCAATCCATCATACGTAAAAACAGTTTGTCCGTTATGTTATGGCACAAGCAGGATCAAGCATCCCGCCTTTATCTGGCTAGAAGAAGAGGAGAAGAAAAATGGCTGATCTAAATGATCTCGGTTACACCTCAATCCTAGACATGACTCATGATGAAGCTATTGAAACACTACGCCAGATTCGTCTATCACGTAGAGTACCTGACAAAAAGTCTAGTATCAAATCAACTATCAAACAATCTCAGACAAAAATAAAGGCCGCTATCAATCCTAATGATGCGGCTGAATTACTCAAACTATTGGAGGGTACAGAATGATCTCAGTCGGACGAGTAGGAATGATCTCAATATCATCTGTAATAGTCTCAGATCGAATAAGACAAGAGATGGGTGATCTAACAAATCTTGAAACTAATATGAAAGAAAGTGGTTTGATAACTCCATTAGCTGTAAAAGATAACAAGGATGGTACATATACACTTCTTGCTGGTGAACGTAGATTTATAGTTCTAACTAAAAATGAAGTACCTGAAATTCCAGTTCGTATATATGAAGGTGATATATCAGAGATTGAAATGAAGGTGATTGAAAAATCAGAGAATTTCTTTAGGAAAGACATGGAGTTTTGGGAGTATGATAAACTTACTCTTGAGATTACTAGAATGCAACAAGCTGAGAAGGGAGTTAAAGCTCCTGGACCTAACAACACTGGATGGTCATTAGAAGACACCGGCAATCTAATGGGTGGTGTATCTAAAATGACAGTCTCACAATCTATCAAACGTGCTGAACTTCGTGAGAAATGCCCTGAGTTATTTGAAGGTTGTAAAACCGCTGCCGATGCAACTAAAGTAATCCAGAAAGCACAAGAAGCTATTATTAAACAAAACATTGTCAAGGAACTAGATACCAACAGCGACAAACTCTTAGGTCAACTAGCCAAAGTCTACATAACTCGTAACTTCTTCGAAGGTGTAAAGGAAATCCCTTCCGGTTCAATGCACTTGGTTGAAATAGATCCACCTTATGCTATTGGACTTAAGGAAAATAAAAAGAGTGAAGGTGAATCTATTTATACTCTTGAAGATTACAACGAAGTTCCAACATCAAACTATATGGACGGTGGGAAGGATAACTTATGGTTAGGAATGAATACGGTATTTAAAGAATGTTACCGAGTAATGACTGATCACTCTTGGTTAATTTGCTGGTTTGCACCTGAACCCTGGATCAATGATATCTATAACGCAATAATCAAAGCTGGATTTCAGACCACTAGAATGTGCGGTATATGGAATAAGAACGTCGGCCAGACTAACCAACCTGCCATGTACCTTCCTAACGCATATGAGATGTTCTTTTACGCTTGGAAAGGTAGACCAGCAATAGCTAAGCCACGCGGAGGAAATGTGTTTAACTATCCATTCATAGTACCACAGCAAAAGACTCATCCGACTGAACGTCCAATTGATCTTATACAAGATATCTATAGGACATTTGCCTTCCCTGGATCACGTGTACTCATCCCATTCCTCGGCTCAGGTAATGGTTTAATCTCAGCACACAATGAAGGAATGAGCGGTGTAGGATTTGAACTAGGCAAAGGTTATAAGGATTCATTCTTGGTTAAAGTAAATTCTATGATGAAGTAGGAGATTACTATGAAACAAATTACTGTAGGTACTTATAAAATGGGATATGAAAAGATTGAATTAGTCATAAGAGAAGGTCTAGGTGGTGAATTCTATTTTCTACCTGGAGATATAAATTATCCTAGAATCAAAATAGGTGCAGACCAAGATGATTTCTGGAGAATAATAGATGTGCTAATACATGAATTATCTGAATTTGCATCTGCTAGATTAGGATGTAGGTATAATCCTGAGGATACAGTGGGAAAAGATCACCATGCTTATACATTTATTATGTCTAATGCTATGATAGCTGACTTTATTTGCCGTGCTTGGAGTGATATTGAAAAGGCATGGAAATTATGGAAGATAGTAAAATAATTTTACGATCTTAATAAGGAGATGAAATGAGAATATGTTTACTATGTATAGCATTTTCTTTAGATGGTAGTAAAGATATGCCACTTTGGGTAGCTATTCCTGTATTATTATATTCAATAGTATTTGATACAATAGATGCTATAAGGATATTATTATGAAAAAGACATTCGTCCCACCTTCAGGTGACCCTAATGCCAAATTAGCCGGATGCGGTGAACAACCTAGATTTCAAGAAATTCGAGCTCGTCCACCTAAACCATTCATAGGACCAGTTGGTCAAGGTCTTGATGATTGCTTAATCATGACTAAAATCTCCCGTAGCTCTATGTACTTAACCAACGTAATCAAGGACCTCGATGAACCTTTAGCTCACTACATAGACATATCCAAACAAGGTAAATACACTATCCATCCAGAAGGATTTCAATATATACAGGAGTTAGGAAATGAACTTAAAGCACTCGACCTTAATTGCATCGTTGCTTTCGGCAATATTGCCTTACTTGCTCTCACTAATCGTATTGGGATTACTAAGTGGAGGGGCTCTGTACTTGAGTCTACTCTTGTTCCAGGACTTAAAGTAATTCCTACATTTCATCCCTCTACATTTATACCTCCGAAGTTTAATTACTTAAACAAACCTGTAATTTGTGAAGATCTAATGAGGGCTAAGTATGAGTCTACATTCAAAGAATTCAAACGAGTGGCTCGCGATATCGTTACTGCACCATCTTATAATGAATCCATCTCACACTTGCAGTATTGTTATGCCCAAGGAATCTCAGGCCAAATTATTTCTATCGACATTGAAGTCATTAACCGAGAAGTTGACTGTATCGCCTTCAGCTGGTCTCCAACTAACGCAATCTGTATCCCATTTCGACACTCACACGGTGATTACTTTAACCCTGACGAAGAACTCGAAATAATGAAATGGATAGCGAAGATAATACAAGATGATAACATATCCAAGGTTGGTGCTAGTTTTATATTTGATACTCAGTTTTTATTCCGTAAGTATGGAATACTGCCGCGTGGTAAACTACATTGCACTCAAATCGCACAAAAAATATCCTTTCCTGATTTTCCTGCAGGTCTTGACGCTGTTACCACTATGTATACTGATATTCCTTATTATAAGCAAGATGGTAAACAATGGATGAAGATGGGTCAGGGAACTTGGGAACAGTGGTGGAACTATAATGGAATGGATACTATAGTACCATCAGAAGCTATCCATAAACAACTTGATACGTTGAAAAGTCAAGGTAATTTGGAGACCTATGAACGGCAAAGCAAACTAATCAAACCTTTACTTTATATGGGAGAACGTGGTATACGAGTAGATGTAAATGGCATGATGGAGTATGAGAAAGAACAACATGATATACTTGATGATTTGGCAGGTCAGTTAAATGAGGAAGTTGGATATGAGATTAACTATAATTCACCTATGCAATTAATGAATTACTTCTATAAAAAGTTAGGCTATAAAGCATACAAGAAGAAAAATTCCTCTGGTCAATACAACGATAGCATAGATGTCGATGCACTCAAACGTCTATCGCGTCAAGGAGTTAAAGCGGCACAGATAATGTTAGATATTCGTGGTCTTAGTAAACGAATCTCTACATATTTAAACATAGGAAAGGTGGATAAAGATGGAAGATATCGTTCGAGCTACAAACCAGTGGGAGCTGAGACTGGACGTTTATCTAGTGGGGAAACAATCTTTGGTACCGGTGGTAATCAACAGAATTGGCCGCATGATCTCCTTAGATTCTTCCTTTTCGATGAAGGATATATCGGATATTCATTTGATCTCTCGCAAATTGAAAATAGAATTGTCGCTTATGTTGGAGGAGTAATTTCTCAAATTGAAGCTTTTGAACAGGGAGTAGACCTCCACACACTCACTGCATCTATTATGCTCGGTAAACCTTACGATCAGATATCTAAAGTAGATGGTTCATCACCTTTAGGTGATGGTAGGCAGAGTGAAAGGTATTGGGGAAAGAAAGGAAATCACGCTACAAATTATGATGTTTCCTACAAGAAATTTGCCCTTGTCAACGAAATGCCTGAATATGATGCTAAACGTATTCTCGAGAGTATCCATCAAGGTTATCCTCAAATACGTGGCGGCTATCATATCATCATCCAGAATATGCTGAAAGCTAATCGTACTGTGACTAACTTATTCGGTCGTACTAGATTATTCCTAGGTCCTGTATTTCAATCTTATCCCAACGTCCCTCAATACGCTTGTGAAGAAACCTTCCGTCAAGCCTATGCACACTTTGCACAATCAACTTGTGCTGATAAAGTTAATGAGCAAGGACTTGAATATATTTATTATAATCAAGATCTATTTAGACCATTAGAATTACTTGCTCAAGTTCATGACTCGATAGTGTTTCAAATTCCACTATCAGTTCCATGGGAAGAACACGCTAGGATGTTATTATTGATTAAGAAGTCACTTGAAACTCCACTCCACTGGCATGATATGGAGATTAAAACACCAGTTGATTTAGCCATAGGGACAAATATGTGTAAAGATCTAATGGCTGAATTGAAGAGTAAAAACATCCCAGATGATATTGGAAAGTTATCAATCAAGTTAAAGGAAATCTATGATGAAATCAGGAGAAAATAAATGTCTCGTAATCTATCTGACTGGCTGGATAGTTTCATGTTGCTCACAGATAATAGCGAACCACCTGTATTATTCAGAAAATGGGCAGGGATTTCAGCGATAGCTTCAGCACTTCAACGTAAAGTTAAACTTGACTTAGGTCTATCTTTAACTTTCTATCCTAACTTATATGTTGTTCTAGTTGGCCCATCTGCAACCGGTAAAGGAACTGCAATGAAATTTGCAGCTGATATAATAGAACAAGTTCCCTCTATCCGTTTAAGTGCTCAGGCAACATCTCTTCAAGCACTCATCCGTCGAATGAAGGAAACTAATCTAACCGATGTAGATATGCAAACTGGTGAACAACACTACCATTCATCCCTAACAATTTTCTCTACCGAGTTCACCGTCTTCTTGGGATACCACAATCAAGAGTTAATTGCTGCACTATGTGAATGGTATGACTGTGGTTCTAGGTGGTCATATGAAACTATAGCAAGGAAGAAAGAGGAAGTAATAGGTGT